AGTATCGCGTCTATATCGACCCATATGCTGCCAACCTGGCTGCTGACCAGTATTACGTTGCTGGTTATAAGGGTTCTTCACCTTATGACGCAGGTCTCTTCTACTGCCCATATGTCCCCCTCCAGATGGTTCGTGCCGTCGGTCAGGACACCTTCCAGCCCAAGATTGGATTCAAGACTCGTTACGGTATTGTTTCCAACCCATTCGCTGGTGCTACCCAGGGTACCCATCCTGGTTCGCTCAAGGCAAACGACAACCGTTACTACAGAAGAGTCAAGGTTTCCAACCTCATGTGATTCTCGATTCACATATCTTCTTCAGAGGGTCTTCGGACCCTCTTTTTTTATCTAAATACAAATAAAACTGATAATGACAGTTTCACCATTTAGAAATCAGATACAAAATAGAAACTTCTTATCTCCTACTGGTTTTCAGTTTAGTCTGTCTAAAGAACCTAAGGTAAGTTTCTTTTGTACAAGTGCAAGAATACCTGAGTTGTCATTGCAGACTTCTATTCAACCAACGTATCTTAAGGATATTGATGTCCCTGGAGAGAAGTTGACTTATGGAGACCTCACCTTAAGATTTTTGATTGATGAGGACATGACCAACTACATGGCAATCCATAACTGGTTGACTGGTCTTGGTTTCTCAGAAACAACGAATGATTTTGTTAGTCTGACAACAGATGACCAAGGTTTGAAAAATCAACTTACTGAGCAATTTAGTGATGGCAGTCTGAGCATTCTCAACAGTAACTATCGTGTCAATACGATTGTTAAATTTAAGGACATGTTTCCTATATCACTGTCGTCTCTGGAGTTTGACACTTCAGCAACTGACATACAATACTTTACAGCAGACGCCACTTTCAAGTATACTATCTACAATATACTGGATTCTGACAACAGAACACGCTTATGAATCTTGAGCAAATTCAGGAGATGTGGGAGAGAGACTCTCAAATCGACCCTGATAACCTACATGATGAGTCACTAAAAATTCCTCAACTTCACGCCAAGTATTATACGGTTTATAACACAATTACACTATTGAGAGAAAAAGCATTAGAGACTTTTAATAGAGTAAAACTAGAAAGGTATAACTACTACACAGGAAAGGCGCCAGCAGAGGTCTACGAGGAAGAACCATTCCCATATAAGGTTAGGGACAAAGAAGCGATACAGAGGCATATGGATGCCGATGAGAGACTCAATAAAATAAACCTCAAAATACGGTACTATGACCATATGTTGAGGTTTCTTGAGGATATTATTAAGACCATCTCAAATCGCACTTTTCAAATCAAAAATGCACTTGAGTGGCATAAGTTTCAAGCAGGGTTTAGTTGACCCTGCTTTTTTATTATTCTGCTACTACTTCTGTTTCTGCAACTTCTGCAGGTGCTTCTTCTGCTTCAGGTTCGGGAAGAGTAACGCCTACTTGAGTCAGGTATTCAATAGCACCTTGGACTTTGAAAAATAATTCTCTATTCTTAGTTGCTGCTGCTTCAAGCTCAGAACGCTGTTGGAGCAGTTGTTGAAGGTGTTGCTGTTGTTCGGTCATTTCAGGTAACTGAGTATGAATAATTTCACATTATTTATACATAGAAATAAAACATGGAAGAAGATAATCTTTACGAAAAAGATTTTGATGATAATCTACCCTTTGTCTCAATGGATATGGGGATTGAAGATGTAAGACAGATTCATGAATCATTATGTCTTCATCTTCAAAACTGGGTGTCATGTCCAGATAAAAAAGAAAGATTAGAAGGTCTGAAGGACTTTCTAGAAAGGTTGATGCTGGAATATACGTTCAAGATACAAGAATAAATATCCATAGGTGATCCTTATGGATAATGTCTCATTTGATTATATCGAAGAAGAATGAGGTCTTCTTACAGGTAAAAGCAGAACCTCATGTCTATTATGAATTAGCAGACCAGTTTACATTTGATGTGCCTGGTGCAAAATTTATGCCTCAGTATCGTAACAAATACTGGGACGGAAAAATTCGTTTATTCAATACCCAGACTGGTGAAATATATGTTGGGTTATTGGATAAACTCACAAGATTTTGTGAGAATCATGAATACACCTATGAGTTTGCTGATAACAAATTCTATGGTCTTCCATTTGAGGTCAATGACTTCATCTCAAAGGAAGGTGTAAAGGATTACATGAATTCTATTTGCAAGTACGCTCCCCGTGATTACCAAGTAGAGGGAGTATACGACGCTTTAAGACATAATAGAAAGTTGCTGATATCTCCAACTGCTTCTGGAAAGTCGTTGATGATATATTCAATTGTGAGATACTACGTTGAGAAAGGGCAAAATACTCTGATAGTCGTTCCGACGACTTCGCTTGTAGAGCAAATGTATAAAGATTTTGCAGACTATGGTTGGGACGTAGGTTCATTTTGCCACAAAATATATGCGGGAAAGGAAAGAGAGACTGACTCGCAGGTGATTATCACCACCTGGCAGTCCATCTACAAACTTCCCCGCAAATACTTTTCAAGATTTAATGTGGTTGTTGGAGATGAAGCACACCAGTTCAAATCTAAGTCTCTAATATCTATAATGTCAAAACTTTCAGATGCAAAATACAGATTTGGTTTTACAGGCACTCTTGATGGAACTCAAACTCATAAGTGGGTATTGGAGGGCTTATTCGGTCCCTCCTACAAAATCATCAGAACAGAAGAATTAATGGAGAAAGGGCATGTTGCTAAGCTAGATATCAATGTGCTTCTATTGAAACACCCTGCACACAAGTTTGAAAACTTTGAAGAAGAAGTTCAGTACATTATTAATCATGATAGACGAAACAAGTTTATTCGTAACCTTGCCCTTGATCTTAAAGGTAATACGCTCATATTATTCTCCCGTGTTGAAGGGCACGGACAACCGCTTTATGACCTAATAAATAACAGCAAGGCAGACGGGCGTCATGTCTTCTTTGTTCATGGTGGTGTGGCAACTGAAGATAGAGAAAAAGTAAGGGAGATTACAGAAAGAGAAAACAACGCGATTATCGTCGCTTCATACGGCACATTCTCTACTGGTATTAACATTAAGAATCTCCACAATGTTATTTTTGCTTCTCCTTCAAAATCCAGAATCAGAAACCTCCAAAGTATCGGAAGGGTCCTCAGGAAAGGCAATAATAAAACAAAAGCAACTCTTTATGATATTGCTGACGACATTTCCTACAAGTCTAGGAGAAATTATACCCTTAATCATTTAATCGAAAGAATCAAAGTTTATAACGAAGAAAACTTCAATTACGATATTGTAAACATTCCGCTAAAAAACTAATGGGAGAGGAATTCTATAGCGTTATTAAATTAGTTACAGGTGAAGAACTATTTTCTTTAGTCTCCATTGATGAGAATGACGGAGATCCTTTATTGGTAATGCAAAATCCAGTTACTATGAAGATGTCTAGGTCATCCCGTGGCATGACTCTTAGAGTAAAACCATGGATGGAAATACCTGATGATGATTTCTTTATTGTAAAACTTGATAAGATTGTTACTATGACTGAAGTGAAAGATGAATCTATGATTGAGTTTTACAATAGTTATCTTGAAGAGGATTCTACCGATGATTTCAGTAATCCATCTAGTCATCAAACAAAGATAACGAATAAGATGGGTTATGTTTCTACAGTAGAAGAAGCAAGAGAAATGCTAGAGAACCTTTATAAACTTAAAGATAATAAAGAAAGCTAGATCTCACTCTTCAACCCGGACAAAGGTAGTCTACACATGATTTACTGTGTTGTCAAGCCCTTAAAGTATGGTATAATATACATAACAAAATATTATTGAATATCACAATGTTATGTCCAGAAAGAAATCAGAGCATTACGTCAACAACAAAGAGCTTCTAGAAGCACTTATTGTTTATCGCTATAAGGTAGAAAAAAGTTTCTTAGAGCTCAACGGTAGAGAACCCACTAGAGAAGATAGAGCAAAGCGATGGGAAGGTAAACCACCTATTCCAAACTATCTTGGTGAGTGCTTCCTGAAGATTGCTACCCACCTATCATATAAACCAAACTTTGTGAATTATATGTTTAGGGATGATATGATTTCTGACGGCATTGAAAACTGCGTCCAGTATATCCATAATTTCGACCCAGAGAAGTCTAAGAATCCTTTTGCTTACTTTACTCAGATTATTCACTATGCTTTCCTGAGACGCATTCAGAAAGAGAAGAAGCAACTGGAAATCAAGACCAAGATTATCGAACGCACTGGTTTTGATGAGGTTATGATGGTTGACGATAGCTTGCTTTCTGGTCATAGTTCAGACTATAATAGCATTAAGGACGCTATCACTTACAAGAATCGATGAAGGTTGCTATTATCACGGACCAGCACTTCGGTGC